ATGTATGAATCAAAACGTACACAAGAAGAAAACATTGACATTTTTAACACAGTTAAAAAATTATTTGATTTAGAAAACCCAAGACACAAACCAGTATTTACTGAATTTAGAACTACAGCTAAACGAAATTTGTGATATTTATAACAAAATACTCACTTTATGATATCATTAGTAACATTATTGAAAGAAGCAACTGAAACCCCAAAAGCAATTATATTAGCTGGAGCACCAGGTGCTGGTAAAGGATATATATTAAAAGGTTTAGATTTAGGTGGTTTAAAAGTATTAAACATTGATAATATTTTTGTTAATATGTTAAAACAAACCAATGTTTCATTAGATTTAAAAAATGCTACACCCGAAGAAAGAAGCCAACAAGCAAAATCAATGGCTGCTGCTAATAAAGAATTTAAGGGTGATGTAGCTGATGTAATTCTTAAAAAAGAATCATTTATATTAGATGGCACGGCTGCATCATTAAGAAATACTCTTAAGCTAAGAGATGAATTAAAAGAAGCAGGGTATGAAGTGTTTATGCTTTATGTTTACACTGATTTA